AAAGACTGTTCTTGTGTTATACCTTCTTCGGCTTTATCACCTACATAAACAATGACTTTGTCTATTTGTTTATTATCTTCTAAAGTTTTTTTTACTAAATTAAAATGTTCCTTAGTAGGTGGTTTAAATTCACCTCCATAAACGGCGGTTACTTTTCTACCATCTATAAGTTCACTAATTAAATATTTAGTAAGTTGGTCCATTTATTTAAGACGCATAATGGTCTCTTTAGCTTTATCTCTTTTGGCTGCGATTGTTTTTTTAGCTTCTCTATACTCTTCCATTTCTTTTTTAAGAGCTTCTTTAGCCATTTCATATTCTTTAAGAGCTTCTGTGGCACACTTACGAGCAGCTGACTTATTAGTGGTAGCCATGATGATTTCTTCTTTCATGATTGAATCATAGATAGATACTTCTTGAAGCATATCTTCCATAGTTCTACATTGTCCACTAGGCTTTTTTACAATCATGAAGGTACCAATTTGATCATCTGGTTCCATTATTTCCATAGTGGTTTCTTTTTTCTCGTCTTCGATAGCCTCTATAATGAGTTTTTTAAAATCGGATAATTTCATAGCTTAAAATATAAGTTGTGTCTCCGTATAAATATGTTATAATTCTCTCTTAACTACAGTTCGTAGTTCAGTAAATGAAGGTGAATGGTTAGGATTTTCAAGGTCAAATAAACGCTTTACACTCTTAAAAATATCTAGATTCTCTTCAATAGAACGATCAGATTCATACAACTCCCATCCTTTACCTTGGATTTTCTTACCTGATTTATCTGGGCCTCTCTTAGCTGATTTAAGCCATAAAATACCAGCTCGGTCTACTTTTTTACCATAGCATTCTTCATAACATTTAGCATAAACAGCGGTTTGTAAATCATATGAGGTTTGTAGATTATTTGAAGTTTTATTATCTACAATCCATAACTCATCATTTAGCTCAAATACTAAGTCAGTAGTGCCTGCTACTTTGAGTTCATCTGAGAATAGGTGGGCTTCAACTTCTACAAGTTTAGGTTTATATGTCTCCCAAAAATCTACAAAACGTAAAAACATTTGCCATACATCTGTATTATGTTGAGGTACACCTCTACTATCTAGGAAATGAAGCTCTTCTCCATTTAAATAATTCTCAATAAGTTCATGAGTTTGAGTTCCTTCCTCAGCTGCTTTTTTAACAGCATGATCAGCTGCTCTACCCATATTCTTAAGCCATTCCTCAAAGTGTTTTCCTTTAGGGTAAGCACTTAAAACATAAGTGATTGAAGGATAATATTCTCCATTACGTCTATAGTAACGTGAATCTGGTAAGGTAATTTGTTGAGCATCATCTGATACTTCTAAAATACGGTTGTGAGTGTGTTTGATAATTTTACTCATACTAATTGTAATTTTTTAGACATTAAGTTATACTGATTTAAAGGCTGAGTGTTTTGAATAAGGTTTGTAAAGTGGGTAAAGCCCATCTCGCTTGGATCCTTTTCATCCAAATCTACAAGGTAAACTTCTTTACCCTCATTTAATAACAACTCAGCAAAACGTAAAGCATCTTTCATAGCATCCTTATCTAAAGCAATATAGATTTGCTTCACAGTTGATGTTACAATTTTTTTCATTAAGCTATCCTGGATGTGTTTTCCTAATAATGGGATAGCATTTCGTTTGATGGCTAAAGCATCAAATGGTCCCTCACATAAGATAAGAGGTGAAGACCAGTTAATATATAGTTCAAAAGGTATAATGTTTTTACTTAGTGCTGGGTTCTTATATTTTACCTTAGAGTTAGGATTGAAATTACGAGCCACATAGTAATTCAATTTACCTTTGTTATTATACGATGGTATAACGATCATCTTATCAAAGGCACCACCGTCACAATATCCTATATTGTACTTGAGTATATCGTGTTTACTAACGCCTCGTTTTTTTAGATAAGCTAAAGCATGTCTACCTACAATATCATTTTCTGTAATCTCAGATAACGGTTTAAATTCTTCTGGTAATTTAAGATCAGTCTTTTGTTCTTGGGTTACAATCCTAAACCCGGACCCAACTAGGGACTTTAGTTCCTCTATCTTATCTATAGAGGCATCAATTGCTTTAAATAGGCTAAGTAGTTTACTTCCTTTTTTATTACAAGCCCAACAATGCCACTTTTGATAGTGAGTGGCATTTTCATCTAGGTTAATTTCTAGTTTAGGTTTATGATGATGACAGAATGGGCAGGTATGAGCCTGGTTACCACGAGCGGTTGGCTTACCATGTCCTAAGACTGAGTTAACTAAGTTTGCTACTAGCTGATTTATCATACGCGGTAAGATACGAAAAATATCCTACTAAGCAAAACTAAGCAAAATCTTTTGTAAAAAACTTACCTAAAATATTATCGTTATAGAAATCATATGGGTTTTCTAACACACCATATGTAAACAAATACTTACATTCATAGTAAGTTAATAATTTTTTATTTGGAACCAAATGTAAGATAGTTCTTTCAAACTCATCTTGTCTTCCACCTTTTATCAGTTCTAGGATAGGTTTAGCTGAGCCGTAGTAGGTTTTCCAATCACTTTCCTTCTGAACCACCTCAGTAGTAGGTTTTCTACCTCTACCAGTTTGTTCAGCGAGTTGTTTTTTAGTGAGTTTTTTCTTTACGTTATGGTGTAGCGATTTTTTACCAATATAGGACATCCCACTTGGTTTGTGGGTGACTCTATAAATAAAACCATAAGTATCTACTGGGAAATCATCTAGGCAGGATACTTCTTTATCATTATATAACCACATAAAAATTATTTATAAAGCATACCAAGATGATCCATCCCACATATATGGTCTTGGAGGAATACTTGCTGACACAGCAAATGACCCTGTAGCAATACCTGTTGGGAGTGGATGGGTTGGTACTAAAGTTAATACTTGTGAACCTGATACTATTAAGTCTCCATTTATAGTTAAATCTCTAGTTGAGAAATCACCTAAGATAAGAGGATTGGTCACGTTGGAAACAGAATTATGAATTCTTAATTTATTAGATTCATTAGAAACACCATATACTTCGTTACCAATGTAGATATTGTAATTACCAGTATCATTATTGAAACCGTTATTTACTCCTATACCAATGTTACCAGTTCCTGTAGTTATATTATAAAGAGAATAGAATCCTATAGCTGTATTATTATCTGCAGAAAATGCTTGAAGTAAAGCTGAGTCTCCTATAACGGTATTACCACCTCCTCCTTGAAGGTTATTCCCAGCTTGATATCCTACACCAGTATTACCATCTCCTGAAGTTAGGGAGAATAAAGCAGCATTACCTAATTGAGTACTTGAAACATTTTTAAGACCTACATTAACTCCATTTATTAAAGAATTACCATAAACCTCTAATCCTCCTGAAATTATAGCTGAGCCGGTGTAAGGGAAGACTCTAGCGAATGACGCTGTAGTAGCGAAAGAAGAAGAAATTGCTCTAGAAGCTGAGGTTGCAAATGAAGCACTTACAGCATTTAAAACATATGAGGCAGTTTGAGCATATGAAGCACTTATAGAAGTAAACCCAAATGACGATGTTAAAGCATATGAAGCACTTATAGAAGTAGACCCAAATGACGAAGTTAAAGCATATGAAGCTGTTGTGGCTAATAATGCAGTACCACTCAAATTACCCATAAACGACCCAGTAAATGCCCCTAAAACACTTCGGGTTGCTATAATAGATCCTGTAACAGCTAAACTACCACTTAATGAAATATCATAAGCAGCCACACCTGTAAACGCATCTATTGATTGAGAAACATGCCAGGCTTCAATAGTATTTGAAGTTGTTATTCCAGTTTTTGATAGTACTTGAGCCATTTTATTTATCTATATTTACTAAAATTGTTAAATCTGTTGTATTAGAAGTTGGTAATGGTTGAGCTAATTTACCTACAGCTAATAAATTTTGTAATTCATCATATAACCCTACTGTTGTGACATATGGTGAGAAAAATGGACCAGCTACATTACTATTTAAATTACCATTACTATCTCTAGCTGATGAATTTAAAGTAAAATTAAATTCGTTTTCTCTTATAGTACATTTATATTGCGCTTCATAAATAGTTATTGAGCTTGAAAAAGAACAAGTGACATTAGTTGAAGTTAAAAAACTTGTAATAGATGGAACAGCATCTCCTGCTCCATAAACATTTACTCCATACTCATCAAACCCATATCCCTCAAAAGTAGCTCCACCTCCACTACCTTCAGCATATGAAGCTGAATTGGTTAAAATAATAATTCCTTGGCTATATATAATATTACCAAAATTAGATCCGTTAGTTTCAACTATAATATTACCTTCTCCATCATCTATTAAAGAAACACTAGCTGAGGTAAATCTAAAAGTATTAGGTACTATGTAATCACCATATAGTTTAGATGGTATAGAGATAACTCCTATAGTGGCTCCTGAAGCTGTAGGGAAAAAACGAGTTGGAATTAAAGTACTAGGTAGAAAATTATCATATAGTGGGCTTTGTACATCACCAATTAAAACATCTCCACTTGGATTAGAACCAAGAAATAATACAGGTTGAGCTACATTATCTCCTGTACTAGAAGATATAAAATTACTATAATATAATTGTTTAGCTGATTGGTAAATTAAAGCCTGGTATTCAGTAGATAAAGTACCTGTAGTTGATTTATCCTCAAACCAATTAACATTTATACCTAAAAATCTATCAATACCAACTAACTGCCCATCAGACCCAGTTGCCCATTGTGAATAAGGAAAATCAAAACCTTTGTTAACCGTAAACGGTGTAACAATTATATCAGAGGCTAAAAATTGTTTCCAAGCACTCATTCATTTAGAAGTCTAACTTTACTCTAATAAGGGCTTCTTTAGTGAAGTCTTTAACTAGTGGTCTAGATAATTTAGCTACAGCTAACAACTCATTTGCATCATTATATAAACCTACAGTTGTAATATATGTTTGTGGATTGTTTATAAATGATGAATAAATCACCTCACCAGTTGAACCTGAGATAAATGATGGATTAGTTGTATAATTAAACTCAGCATTCTGTGGTCTTATAAACACATAATCTGAGGTGATATTTTCTTGAGAGTTTAAAGTGAATGAAGCACCAGTTTGAATAGCATCAAATAAAGCTTCATAGTTAGCAGTATTATTTGAATTAGTAGTAGTGACTGTTAAACCAATACCACCCCCAGCACCACCTGCAACTGCTAAAGCGGCAGAGTTCAATAGGATAGTTCCCATATCAGGAATAAACCAACCATATGAACCTGAGTTAGTTGAGTACCCTGTTCCAGTATAAGCTGAACCATTAGATCCTGATACGATTTGGTAAACACGGGTTCCATTAACATAAGGTACTACAGAAACATCATTACTATTATCTGTTAATTTAAGTGTAGTACCACTTTTAGTTAAAGTTAAATTAAGTGAACCTGGAAAAAGAGATTGTTTATAATTTGCTCTTTCTACAGAAATAATATGGAAGGCTGATTGGGTAACATTACCAAATATAAATGAAGAGTTTTCATCTTCTAAAAGTAAATTACGATATTGACCATATAAAGTTTTAGATGGTGAATACCCTACAACATTTGCATCGTATGGTACCGAGCCTGAACCTACAGCATTAGCGTACCCAACATAAAATTGGATGGCAGCTGTATCTAAAGTAGACGCAGTTTGGTAAGTTGCTAAAACATAGCTACCCTGTGAACTGTTTACTTGAACTGAACTAGTAAAAAATGTAGTTAAGTTATAAACATTATTTGTCCAACAAGGTGCTGTAACTGAGTCAGCTGAGACTAAGAAATCGGATGGGGTTAATCTTTTGAATGACATATCTTAATCTTATTGTTTTGTAATAGTTACTGGGATTGTTAAACGAGCACCTGAATCTCTACCTACTACTGTTAAAGTAGCTTGTAAAATATTGTTTGAACCAAATAATGTATTTACAGTAGTTGCAGTTAAGTTGATTGTAGTACCAATTACTGTTTTAGATACGTTAGTACCAACTGTTGTAGTTTGATTTAAAGCAGTTGCATCTGGAGTATTGATGCCTACACCATTAAATTGACTTAATGTTCTAACATCTGAAATAGTAGCTGTATAACCTGAAGACTCAAATGTAGCATTACCACCTAAATAATTTAATGTTTCAGGTGTAATAGCAAGTGAAGCACCTTGTTTTAGAGTAATTGCCGCGTATCCCAAATCTAGTACTGGCATTTTGGAAGTTCCACGTGGTAGTGTAGTCAACACATACTTCATTTCTTGAGTTACAAGTGGAAATGCTTCTAGAAGAGGCATGTTTTCAATTGCTTGACCATAATAAGCTGAACCTGAAGGATTGGTTGGATTATAAAGAGTATAATCAATCTCATCATCAGATAAAGCAAATTGAGTAATACGGAATGTACCGTCATTTTTAGCAAGTAACTCTCTACCCTTATCTGTTAAGATAGCATCTACTGTTACTACTGCGTTATTTAAATATCCCATTGTTGTTTAAAGTCTAGGTTTTGTTATAAATATACAAAAAGAAAAAATTAGTGGCACGTTTAAATTAGAAAGAACCATCTAATAGAACTCGTTTCCAACCATTAGCAGCGGTTTTAACATATAAATAATCTTCATCCCAAGTTATCTGTCCCTGGAAGCCATTACTATCGCTATTACCTGTAGGAGTGTAAGGTTCTCTAATTCTAAAACCATTAGCAGGTTCTGCTGTATTGTCTATGTCTACAACTGATCTGGGAGTATTTCCGTTAAATGCTGTAAATCCAAATGAAGGTTCAAAATAGTTTGTTGTATCTCCAAGTACTGTAGATGAACTGAAGTATGGGATAAAATATTGTGAACCTGATACACTACCCCCACCTCCGGTAGCCCAAGCTATACCAGTAGCTGTTGAAGTAAGTACTTGATTAGCACTACCTGAGCTATTATTTGAGTCAAAAAGAGATCCACTAATTCTAGCACTTTTTATTAAATCTACACCTGTATAATTAATATTACCTACAGTTAACCAGTTTGAAGAACTTACAAACATAGCATTTCTAGAAGTTCCTCCTGTATCCTGGAATCTTAAAGATGTAGAATTTAAGTTAGATCCTGTAATAGAGATAGCACCAACTACTGTTAAAGTATGTCCAGGGAATGAAGTACCAATACCTACTCTACTATTAACATCATCATATGACATTGAAATAGCTCCCCCAAATGATCCTCCATTATTATACTGTATTTGACCATCCGATCCTCCAGGTGTACCTCCACCACCACTACCAGAGGAGGCTACAAAGATATCAACTACACCCCCACCAGCGTTACTAGCAATTACCCCTGAACCTGTAAAGTTAAGAGTAGTAAATGGGCCTCCTATATCAGTTCCTTCATCTGTTACTTCAATGAAATATTGAGATACAGACGCAGCTAAATTAGCGAATGATGCTGTAGTTGCAAATGAGGCACTAGTTGCAAATGAAGCACTAACAACATTTTGAATAGAACTAGTAGCCATAGATATTACCTTACCTGTAGCAGTATTATATGCTAGTAAAGAACTAGAAATGCCTGAAGGTAAATTAGTAATTATTACATCACCACTAGTTGAGGAATCTACCTGGAATATAGCTCCTGGATTGTTTGCTCTAAATTTTAGAAAAGTATTAGAAGGGAAATTAACTGTTCTATTTCCTGTTAGAGTACCATCTGAATTGTAAATATTAGGAGCAAATGAAGCAGTAGTAGCAAATGAGGCACTTACAGCATTGTTAACATTATTTACAGTTAGAGGGAAAGTACTTCCATTACCTTTAGTAAATGTTAAAGTAGCATTAGATACAGAGCCGGTTACTAATAAAGAACCAGTATTAACAGAT